TGTTTGTTGTGTTTTCAACCACATGAATATTGTGATTGTAAATTACAGAGTATTTCGGAACATATATTGTTTCCTGTTGCTTTGTCCATATGGATATTAAACAGGTTATTTGATATGTATTGCAGATTTAGGTTTGTTCGAAATCTTTGGTATTTATTTAATTATAGTACTAGTTTACGATCATATATGGGAGTAATCCAATTTACCTTTTTCCCACATATTGATTTTTGTGGCCTTTTTGAGAGACGTATGTTTTCTAGGATTGGTCAAGAAATTCAGGATAAAATTGGATATCCAAAATTCTTAGCTGCATGTACTGCTATACTTGTCACTGGATTGAGTTTTTATACTTTTACAAGCTTATTATCTCATAAAGAGACCAAGAAATTGGAAGTACAAGCTGTCCATAAGGATAAGGGTAGAGCTCCAGTGGGAGAAGATGAAACAATTAATGTTTGGTATAAAGATCATTATCAGTTAACAGATTTTGATCTCACGAGAAAGAGTCTCTCGTGGAAAGGTTTGAGTATAGATAATCTTCATAACAGATTGCTTAGAAACTGCATTCACCTCCATTATAATATTAATGGACGAGTCAATGACATACGGGCAGTAGGTCTTAAAGGTAATATATATTTGTTAAACTCGCATTTTATTCCACCAGACGAGTTTTTTGACCTGCGCATTGTGCGCGGTGGAGAACAGGCTGGAGTTTCCACACAGCGTACTGTTAGAATGTATCGTTCTCAATTTATGTTTGAGGAAAATTCTGACTTATGTTTTGTGGAATTCAAAGACTTGCCTCCTGTAGCAGATATCACTCAATTATTTTGTAGAAATAGTTTGGGTGGGTCCTTTCATGGATCAAGCTTGTCAAGAGGAAGTAATGGAGAAAATGAAATTCTATCTATAAATAAGTGTTTTTCCCAAGCAGTCTATTGTAATCAATTTGGTTATAATATAGATGTTTGGAATTATGAGAGACCTATTGATGCTACTAATGGCATTTGTGGTTCTTTAATAGTTGGACTTACGTCCTTTGGACCAGTTTTACTTGGAATTCATACTCTAGGTAATGGCAAGGTCTGTATGGCGTTGAGAGTTTCTATTGAAATAATCGAAAGAAGAATTACTTGTTTTGGATATCAAGTTCAAGCAGGTGCACCAAAAATAAATGCTTCTGGAACCAATTTTACATTAGTTTCATTGCATGAAAAGTCACCAATTCGATATGTCGAAAGTGGTGCTGCTAATGTGTACGGTAGCTTTTTGGGTTATCGTGCTAGTCCCACATCTCGGGTTGAGAGAACACTTCTATGTGATTTATTATTAGGTTCTGGATATGAGCTTAAGTATGGTGCACCAAGTATGCATCATTGGAAGCCCAAGAGAAAAGCTCTCCTTGATATGGTAAATCCACCGATTGGTTTAAATTTACCCCTCTTTCAGAAATGCGCAAAATTCTTTTTAAAAGATATACTGAGTAAAATCAGTCGTGAAGATTTGAAAGAAGTGCATATTTATGATGATTTTACTGCTGTCAATGGCGCAGCAGGAGTCAAGTTTATTGATAAAATAAATCGGAATTCATCCATGGGTTTTCCATGGAAGAAAACAAAGAAATATTTTTTCAAATTCATAGAACCTGTTGGTGATAATCAGCATCCAATAGAAATGGATGAAGAGGTTATTGAGAGAGTTTATGAAATGATCGAACAATATGAGGCTGGTAAGCGTTGTTGTGTAATATATTCAGCAGCCTTAAAAGATGAAGCTAGAAAGTTTTCTAAGATAGAATCACATGCCACTCCTTTTTAC